AGGTCATTATTAGATCCATTAAATCCACCTCCTGCCTGATCAATATATTTATAAGTCCATCCTGCAAATGGTCCAACCCCACTAACTACATCTACCATGTATACACCTCTTCTAAAATTTACAGATTGAGAATATACGTTCGTTCCTTGAGTATTGTCAGATCTAAAGTTTTGCCACGCTCCTGATTCATTAAACCATTCTTCTATATTAATATATGTAGCGTCTGAAGTGAAAGATTGTGTAGTTGTGTATGGCTGACCTCCACTATCTTCTTCGCATGTTATGTTTATTAAAGCGCCTGTTTGTATAGCCTTATCTCCAGTTGATTGATCTACCCATTCAGATGTAACAATAGACCCAGCTCTTTGAAATCCTTGATTATTTAATCCGACAACTCCAAGCCCTCCATAATAATTATTATAATTACTAATACCACCGACGTTAATCCTTAAATTTACAACCCATCTATCACCAATTGTCAATGAAGAAGATGTATCAAATTGAATCCAAAATGTAGCATCTAAAAATGACACGGATATGGTTCCCGATGTGATGGGGTTATTTTCTACCCACGAACCAGTTAATGTTCTGTCTAAAGTGTATTTAAATGTAGTTTGAGATTGTATCTCTATATATACTCTATAATCATTAGATCCAGAGTAGAAGTTATTTGCCAATGTCATAGCATTTGGATCTCCAGTGCCATAATGTATGGCTGGTTCAGCTAGCTGTGTTGAGTTTTTAATGGTATCACTATAAAAATCATCATTAGCCTGATTTTCTTCAGACTTGTAATATACAGACTGCGCTCCAATAGGAAATTCAAATTGACTATCGACTTTTATCTTTATATAGAAGCCTGCTAATTCAGTTATGCCGTTAGCTCCAATGAAATCAGAGGATCTATTTTCAGCTGCCAATATCTTATATTTCTTAAACGTAGTAGCTGGCCCTGATCCGTCATTTTTAAATGTGATATAGTCTCCTGTTTTGAATTTATCTACATCTGATTGATTTATCAAGAAATATCTATATGTTCCGTATGCGTAGTACAGAACTGGAAATACGTTATAATATCCTCTTTTTGACTGCTTTATGAATATTCTGTAGTGTGTTGCCCAGCTTGGAGGTGCACTATTTATTTTTAATTTTATAGTGTTGGCAGAATTCGTATTTGAAAGTGGAATTGATAATGTATTATTTATTGATGTAAGAACAGTTGTCATTCTGCCTTTCTCATCAAGATACACCAATCCAGCCTCATAGTCTCTACCAGATTTCCAAGTTTGTTTCGGTTCACTTACAGTTACTGATTCACTTACTAGGTTTAAAGTAAAGTCAATCTTTATTTCATCTCCGTTGGAGTTTGTTATGTTTCTGAACTGCGTATAGTTTCCATAAGTAAGTCTATTCCCTACTATGTCCTGAGCTTTTGCTAGCAATGGTACATTGTCAAACAATCTAGTTACTTGATCTGTAGGAAGTGATGCGTAGATTTTGTTGTTATTAAAAACAACCTTGTATGATGTATTGTCAGAAATGCCGATAGAATCTTTGGAGTATGTTTCAATTATACCTACATTGATACCAGATGAGTCTCTAACTATTAGCTGAATTTCCTTCACAAGTTGATTCCCAGTTTCGAATTCGATCTCAACTGAATTGTATTTATTAAGCATCGACTTGTTATTTCCAACTCCATAGTCGAAAAAATAATTGCTTGGATCAAATGCTACTGCAGAAAAAGGTGCTATTGAGCTATATTGATTATCTTCATACTTCCATCTGTACGAGAAGTATAAAAACTTTCTCTCCATTGAATCAGACTCAGTAGTTGGGTCCGATACTAATTTTATATAAGGAGCATATAAAGGCGGATTTAATGCCACGTCAATATCGATGTCGATCATGTCGTCGTCAATATTATAACTCTTGGCGCGCTTGATATTTATTCTTCTAGGCGTATTATAGTCCTCTGTTATGTAAAGGAATGAATTATTGTCTGGTCCCAGTACGAAATTTATACCAGTGATTGGGTAATTTTTGTTGAAGTTTAATTTGCTTGGAGTATTCGCATTGGCCTTGTTTGATTGAAGAACTCTTACTGATGTTTGAGTTTCTTCATTGTACTCATATATTCCGTCAAAAAAGTCTCCAGCTACGCACCAATAAATAAGTCCGCCTGCCTCATAAGTAACTGACCCAATTGTTCTGGCTCCAGTTGCTGATCTTCCTGATATTGTAGCTATGTCTGTAGTGATAGTATTTCCCAAAGAGTTTTGAGCAGCACCAATGCTACCTCCTTCTGAAGTATCAACGTTTATATTTTGAGCATCACGATAATAACCTTGAGGGACCAATCGGTCATCAAGATCTTTATTCATTGCTCCAGCTACGAATGTATTTTTAACTTCTGACATATATTACTTCAATTGTTGGTCCTTACCTCTCATAGCCATAAGAAGTCTTGATGGATGCATATTACTGAGTGCTAGTTTAGCATTTCTTTTTAATCGTGCTTTCTCGTCAGCGCATCTCTTTATGATGTACTCTTGGATTCCGTATTTATTACTAAGTAGTGCCCACTTCAAATAAGCATACATGTATTCCTCGAAAAGCTTATTTACATTTATGTCTGACTCAATTCCGTTCTTCATTCCGTCAGAAATATATTCAAGGACAACTACTTGATCAGAAATATTTGATGCAAAATCGATTACTCCAGATTCTCTATTTATCTTGAATGTTGGATTTGAATTGGCCTTTGATGTGTCAAGTCCATATCTACCTCCAAATGTGTGAGGGAAGTACCAGTTACCATCGCAATTCCATCCCATGCTACCGCTATAGATACCTGCTCCTGTGTAAACTTCTTGCGCTAATCTGTGTATATCAAGTTTTGATTGACCAGTGACTACGTTTCCGTTAATATCGAATGTAAGGTCTAAATTGTTATCCTGAGTGTATGCAGTAGCGGAAATAGCTTGCTGGTTTTCTGACATCACATAAAGCACTCCATCAGTCTCTAATGAAAGTCTAACATAATTAACATAATCATGAGGAAGTATCATTTTAAGGTCGCTGCCGACAATAAACTCTAATGCCTTAACTTCCTTTAGCGCGTTGTAATTTAAGTCCTGTATCGCATGCTTTGCGTGAAACACAACTTCATAACGTTTGACGTTATTAACAAGCTTGTCTTCACCTACGTTTACGAGCATAAAATTATTTACAATGTCATCCAGTGATACATACTGATATGATCCCCAATTAGCACTAGCTGGTGAGGCTCCTGAGTTTTCGTAATATGCGAAGTCGTTTATAAATGCCATCTATTAAGCTTTTTGTTGTTGATTCATTGTGTCATCATTAGCCATCGCTGTGACTACATCGCCTTCTCTTACCGATACTCCAGCATATTTGCATATGAGTGTTATAAGTCTTACTGAGTCAGATATTGGAATCTCAAAGTCTTGAAAGTCAGACATTGACTGATTAAAAATAGGCTCTCCTCCAGTAAGTAATGTAGGATCGTATGTCCATTTAGGATCTCTTGGGTATCTTAAGTATGAAATAGTTACATCTCCAGCTACAATTGATGTGGGGTATATTTGGATACTTGCTTGTCCCGATATGCCATTCTCATTTAATGTATATACTGGAAATAGCAATGTTGGAGCTGTAAGATTGGAAGAAACTAGATTCAATGCCTTTGTGTGAGACACTTTTTCAATCTCTCTTGATCCGTTATATGTTAATCTTTCAAGCTTATATGCTGCTGGCTCATCTGGTTGAGCAGGATTGTCTGATGGCATGTAGAACTTCAATGTTGTAGCATCATATTCTAAAACATCTTCGACTAGGAATTTATCTAAAACTTCAGTTAGTTGTGCTGGAACATTTGAATATCCGCTTCCACCGTTTAATCTTGCGTTTTGCTTTATAATTGCATTATTCAGATCGTACATGTACTGAGTGAATATATCCAATTGAGCTTGACGAGAGAATAAATTAAACTCTTCTGGAGTTACGTATCCTCTGTTGTCTTTACTGATTATAGATAGGACTGTATTTCTTATAATATTAATCATAATGCAAAGATAATAAAAAAGGGGGTACAATGTGTACCCCCGATTAAATGACTGTGAAACAGATTATGTTGTTGCGATTCCAGTTACGGCAATGCCTGTTGGCATAGATACAACCTTAAATGCTTCTGGCTTAGTTTTCCCAGCATGTAAATCAAGAATTGCGTTTTGGATTGTTGCACGCATGTCATTGCTAGTAGTTGTTGCTAATTTACCGTGAGTTACAGTGATTAATTTAGATCCGTTTACTCCAGAAATATACGCGATTGTAGCTGTTGACTGAGAAGCCTGCTCTACGATAGCAACATTTTCAGCTGACACCAATTGATCTTCATACAATGCTGTGTTTCCAGAATAAATAGTATAAGCTTTCGCTGTAGCTACTGTTCCAGTTACTAATGTTAAGTTGTCATTATCAACAACTGCTGCAACTACGTCCCATGCATCATCAGTTGTATTGTGAACTAAATCGCCTGCCTTTACTGTAGTTAAAAAGTTTTGACCAGAATCGATCAAATCATTTGCTCCTGATGGAACTCCGTCTGTTGTGCCACTATCTACGCTTGGCGCGATAGCGAATTTAAGAAATTTTGCCATAGTTAAACCTTTTATGTTTTTGAAATACAAAGGTAATAAAAAAAACCCATGCTTTATAATTGCATGGGCTTCTGTTATTTACTCTTCGTAGTGCTTGGTTAAGTATTGATAGAATTCGAGTCCATCATCTGTTTTAAACCAGAGTGATAACGCTCCTTCAGCTGTTTCGTTTAATGGGATGGTCATGAGCTTGCTCTTCTTATCTTTTAAGTTGTAGAAGATATCTCTGTTGTTGTTTCGGATACCGACAAATCCATCTTTGATTGCTCGGACTGCTAAATCTTCCACATTCAAATCTGGATCATCTAATGCATCTAAGAATTCCTGAGGAATGTCTTTAGCTAAGTTGTTTACATGCCAGTTGATAGTTTTTTGATCCATCTTGTCTGGATTATGATCCGTAAAGATTCGAAGCATTGCTGCTTTGCGATCAATAGATAATTCTCGTGCTGCTAATTGAGCATCAAGAATTAAATTCTCAAGGTTCATCTTCTCTTCAGCATCAGCTTCTGGGTCCCATTTGTAAAATAACACCTTATTATCTGGGTGCTTTTCCAAGAACTCGATAAGTGCATGATTAGTTGACGGAACGCGTAATTCGCCAAGTTCCATTACAATAGGCTCAAGAACTACATTGTCATCCTGATCATCTACAAAAATAGATGTCTGGTTTGATGAATATCTTAAGCTTCGGTTTTTTTGTTTCTTCTCATCATACCAGAGCAATCTTCGTGATGGAACGTCTTTCGATTGAATAATCGTGGATGCTGGAGTCTTTCCAGATACCAATAGGTAAATGTTTTCTGTTTTCATTGTTATTTGATTAAAATTAAAATAATAAAAAGAGAGGGATATTGCTACCCCTCTCTAGTCATGCTTATTTGAATAAGAAGAAGTTATTAGCTCCTAAAGAAACTAAACATCTCTCAGACAAGAATTGTACTTGCATTGCATCCAAGTCGCTGTTGCTTGCGCCACCAGCAGATCCTGTGATCCATGTTTTGTATTTTCTTGATTCAGTCTCAGACTGACGGTAACGAACGTGTAAGAACGGACGTGCAGCACGTTGTCCTAATACTTGATCGTATACATTCATTGTTCCAGCTGGAACCATAACTCCATGAACTGCTCCACCAACGATACCGCCTCGACGAGTCGCATCATTTAAGTATTTCCAGTCAGTCTTATAGAAGTCATAAGATCCTCTACGGAATCCTGTAAATCCTAAGTTAAGAGCCATGTCTTTGTCATTGTCGAACAATCCGTAAGACGTACCGCCAGCGCCATAAGCGTTTTGAGCAGCCAACATATCGTCGATATTCAAAGAGAATGTACGATCTAAGAACAATGTGTTCTCTTGGATAGATCCTTGCTTGTCAAGACGAGTAAGAACTGTATCGAAATCAGCTAATGTTGATGGAACCCCACCAGACCAAGTGTTACCACGGTCTTCGATTGAATCGAATAAACCTTGAGTACCTTTAAATCCAGCAGCTAATGCTCCAGATCCAGCAGCAGCCTCTGTACCTTCAATCATACCTGTTTCTAGGGTGTCATCGAAACGCATACGAGTTTCTGACTTAGACTTCAAGTACCACAAATAAGACATACCCTCATCTGTTTCAACCTCAACCCAAGAAATTTGAGCCATGTCTGAAGCAGCGATTTCATACTTGTCCTTCATGATGATAGGAGATACCTCGAAGATATCAACTTCAGCCTCCAAAGATCCAGACATACCATTTGTGCCTTTCTTGAACTCAGAACCGTAAACGAATGCAGTTACCGTAGCTCCTAAAGCAAACGCTTGACCAGCAGCTTCGTAGAAAGCAACTGTAAATGTAAGTCCAGATACAGCTGTGATAATTGCCTTGTTCGCTACAGTAGCAGAAGACAAGAATACAGTTTGACCTATACGGAAGTTGCATGCAGTGATTCCAATATCAGCAACAGTAAATACGGCAGTAGCAGAAGTGATAGCAGCAGCAGAAGTAACTGAAGTGTATTTTGTGTGTAAACGACCCTCTTCTGTCCATTTGATCAAATCAGATGTAGAAGGGATTTCAGCAGACATTTGACGTAAGAAAGACGGAATAGAGCGATCTCCATAACGTGCAAATTCTTGCTCGTAAGTGTCTGGTGCAAATTGATTTAAAAAATCAAAGTTTGTCAAGTAGTTGCTTTGCAATACTGACTTTGTTGAACTCGGGGTCAAGTTAAATGACCCACCGATTGTACCTGCCATTTTTGTTTAGGTGTTTGGTTATTATTGCTTTTTACTTTTTATCTTG